AGTTTTCATGCAACTCTTTGTGCTAGTCCAAATGGTTGGGCTAGTCAGGGTGCTAGGATTCTTATCTTATGTAATGAGGAAAAGCCTGAGAGAATAGCATCAAGATATATGACAGCCTGTACAGGTATGACGATGAAACAAATCATCAAGGACAAGAATGAGGCTCATAGACTATATGATCCTGTCAAAGATAATTTAAAATTCTTAGATGCTACAGGTAAACCTATGAGTTGGTCAGAGGCAGTAATAAAAAGTTACAAGCCTGACATAGTTGTTATGGATATTGGTAGTAAGTTTTCCGAAGAGGGGGCTAACACTAATAACCATGAAGCATTAAAAGCCAATGCAATTTATGCTAGGAATATAGGTAAGATGTATGGCTGTTTAGTTGTTTACTGCACTCAGTTATCAGCAGAGGCAGAGGGTAAGATTGTTTTATCCCAAGCTATGATTGAGGGTAGTAAAACAGGTCTAGCAGGAGAGTCGGATCTTATGATTCTTATTGCTAGGAATCCCCCTATGAACGATCAGACTGAAGACGATGGACTAAGGTATCTAAACATTGTCAAGAATAAAATATCAGGAGTTCATAGGATTGTTAATTGTGAGTTTGACTTTCATACAGGAGTATATTCATCATGAACTACATATCAGTATGTTCTGGAATAGAGGCGGCTACTGTAGCTTGGAATAAACTAGGGTGGAATCCTCTAGGTTTTTCTGAAATAGATAAGTTTCCGTCTGCTGTTCTGCAACACCATTACCCAAACGTGCCTAACTTAGGTGACATGACTAACTACAAGGAGTGGACTATAAATGAATCAGTTGACCTTATTATCGGAGGAACACCATGCCAATCGTTCAGCATCTCAGGACTCAGGAAAGGACTTGAAGACCCAAGAGGAAACCTTGCCCTCACCTATATTGGATTACTTGACCACTTTAAACCCAAATATTTCATCTGGGAAAATGTCCCTGGAGTTTTGTCCTCTAACAAAGGAGAAGACTTTAGCTCCTTCATCAGGGCGGTTCAAGAAATCGGGTATGGGTTCGCCTACAGAACTTTGGATGCTCAATACTTCGGAGTACCCCAAAGACGTAAAAGAGTCTTTGTTGTTGGATGTTCTTCAGGAGACTGGAGAAGTGCCGCAGAGATACTCTTTGAGTCAGAAAGCCTGTCGAGGGATACTGAGAAGAGCAGACAAAAGGGGAAAGACCCTACCAAAGAAACTAGAGGAAGCTCTACTACAGACAACAGGTGGCCTGCGAGAATAAGTAACACACTTGATGCTAGATATGGAGACAAGATGGGTTTAGAAGATCAACATATTAACTCGGATTGTCCTAGATTTGTACCTGTTTCTATTCAAGGTAATCTAATTGGCAGAGGGGAGAAATCTGGGCCAAATGGAGTGGGTGCATCTGAAGATAATACTATGTACACTTTAACTAAGACAGATGTTCATGCTGTTGTATATGAATCCCATCCTAATGATTCTAGAGTTACAGACATGGGGGATACTTGTACAACTGTAACTGCGAGATGGGGTACAGGTGGTAACAATACACCTTTAGTAAAAGTTGGAGATATAACTGAGGAAGTTAAAGTTCGTAAACATAAAGTTGATATAGATAATCTACAACAATTGTTGAGAACTTGTAAATCCAACAGCAAAAAAACCAACAAACAAATAGCTGAAGAGTTATCTATACCTGTGACAAAAGTTGAGCATTGGTTTAGGACAGACTCTAGCTTTGCTATACCTTCAGATGATGTTTGGTTCGATCTAAAAAAATGTTTAGATATTAAAGATGATACATTTGATGATCAGATTATGGAGTTTGAATACAAGGATGGTGTGTTTGAATCTAGCCAACGTGTTTATGATTCCACAGGTAAAGCACCTACTCTCACAGCTACGAATGATAAACAATTAATTCATCACAAAGAAGAACCCAAGTCTGTTATTAGAAGACTGACACCTGTAGAGTGTGAAAGACTACAAGGGTTTCCATGTGGATATACTGAGATACCTTATAACAATAGACCTCATACACCTGACGGACACAGGTATAAAGCACTAGGCAATAGCATGGCTGTGCCTGTTATTAGATGGTTAGGTGAGAGAATAAATGGTATTGATGCCAGGAGCAAGGTAAGATATGTAGGTAGTGCTAATGCTTCAAGACAAAAGTTTGCCACAACAATGGGTACAAATTTAGGAGAAAAAAAATATGGAACTAGTACTTGATGTTGAAAATACAACAACAACTAAAAACAATAAGTTACACCTTGACCCATTCGAGAGGGGTAATTCTTTGGTTATGGTTGGTGTTCAGTCATTGGCTGCTAAAAATCCATCCACTTATATTTTCGACCACATGGATACTACTAGAAATGATGATCTTATATCTAATAGGTTTGCTGTTCAGGATTATTTAGATAAGACAACATTACTTATAGGACACAACATATCCCACGATCTATTATGGTTGTGGGAGAGTGGGTTTAAATATGAGGGTAAAGTATTTGACACTATGTTAGCTGAGTATGTATTACAACGTGGCATAACTGATAGACTAGGGTTGGGTAAAGTTGCAGAAAGGTATGAATGTGAAGTCCAAAAAGAAGATACACTCAAAGACTATTTTAAAAGAGGATATAGTACAAGAGAAATTCCAAGACTCGAACTCGAAACCTACCTCCGACATGATATCGGTGCGACCAAGGAGGTATACGAGAAGATACAAAATAGATTGCAGGGAGTCGAGGATAAGGGTTTGTCTAAGACGATTGAAATAACTAATGAGGTATCTGTAGTCCTTGCTAGGATGTATCAATCAGGTTTTAAAATAGACAGGACTAAACTTAGTGAGGTACGAAAAGAGTTTGAGGAAGAGAAGTTAGACTTAGAAAAGAAACTTAATAAGTACACTAGGTACTTGATGGGGGATACACCTGTCAATCTTGGTAGCCCTGAACAATTGTCATGGGTTTTATTTAGTAGGAAACCTATAGATAAAAAGAGATGGGCTGACACTATACAACCTAACTTACCTGTACCTGCTTTTAAAAATCTAGTTAAGTTTAACTTTAAGACTTTGTATAAAACTAAAGCTGTTCAATGTTCTGTATGCAAAGGTAAAGGATATGTATATAAGAAGAAGAAGGATGGTTCACCTTATAAAAAGCCATCTAAGTGTGGTGCTTGTCTAGGTGGTTTTAATTATCAAGAGTCCAAAGAGATTGCAGGACTAAAATTCTCAGCACCATCTGTTAAGTGGGCATCAGCTAATGGGTTCTCTACATCTAAAGGTAACCTGGAAATACTAGAAAGAGTTGCATCTAATAAAGGTATGGAAGAGGCACAAGTATTTTTAGGACAACTAAAAAGATTATCTGCCATAACAAGTTATCTATCTAACTTTGTAGATGGTATTGAAAACTTTATAAAGGATGATGATAGGTTACATGTAAGACTTAATCAGCATGTAACGTCTACAGGTAGATTCTCAGGGGCTAATCCTAATATGCAGAACATGCCAAGGGGTTCAACCTTTCCTGTTAAGAAAGTATTTATCTCTAGGTTTAAGGGTGGCAAGATTATGGAAGCTGACTTTGCACAATTAGAATTTAGAGTGGCAGCTTTTCTAAGCCAAGACCCTATAGCTATTAAAGAAGTGACTGAGGGGTTTGATGTACATTCTTATACTGCCAAAGTTATTAGTGATGCAGGACAACCTACTACTAGGCAAGTAGCTAAAGCACATACATTTGCACCTTTATATGGAGCATCAGGGTATGGTAGGACTAAAGCTGAAGCTAGATACTATGAACATTTCCTAGAGAAATATCAAGGCATTGGTAAGTGGCATAAGAAACTAGCTACTCAAGCTGTTAGCTATGGCTACATAAAAACTCCAAGTGGTAGAGAGTTTTCTTTTCCTGATACAAAACGTAGAAGGGATGGAACAGTAACAAATTTTACACAATTAAAGAATTATCCTGTACAATCGTTTGCCACAGCCGACATTGTTCCATTAGTTTTAGTTGAAATTTATAACAGGTTGCACAAGTTAAGTAGTGTTGTGGTAAACTCAGTACATGATTCAATAGTTATAGACATACATCCTGATGAAGTTACTCAGGTGCATGACATAATTAAAGATGTAGAAAAGAATTTAGTTAGTTTGTTAGAAACTAAATATGGCATAGACTTTAACGTGCCATTGTTGTTAGATGCAAAAATAGGTAACAATTGGTTAGAACAAGTAGATATATAAACTTTAATAAGGAAATAAATATTATGTCTGATTTAGTAAACTTTAAAGATACAAACAATTTCAATCAACTTGCTGAAGCAATGGGCATGGGTGCTGATATGGAGAAGAAAAAGAGTGGCTCTACATTGGCAAGATTAAAGATCAACCACACAGGAGTGATGGGGGAAACAACTGTCAAAGGTAAAGTTAAACGTGTAGAGGTAGTAGATGCTGGTTCTTATGTTTTACAGCTGCCTGAAGATGATAGGAAAATATATTCTAATACTGCCACTATCAGGTTGTTCCAACAGAAATTTATGTATAAGAGATACGTCACTAAAGATGACGGAGGTGTGTTTGTA